GGCTTTAGTTTATACATGGAACAAATATATGCTTACGGTGCAGAATTGGGAGTAAGATTTAGTGAAACCGATCAAGCCCAAGAAGTGTAAGGTTTGTAAGGTAGAATTCACGCCAAACAAACCGCTCCAGCAAGTATGTGGGTTTGAATGTGCATTAGAGTTAGCTAAAGACAAAAGAATTAAAACCGTTAAAAAAGAAGTTAAAGAAGCCAAGTTAAAACTAAAGAGCCGATCCGATTGGTTAAAAGATACACAAGTAACATTCAATAAATATATTAGGTTAAGGGATCAAGATGACGGTTGTATTAGTTGTGGGTCAAAGAGTGCCTTCTCATATCATGCAGGCCATTACAGAAGCATTGGAAGTGCAGGACACCTTCGATTTAACGAGCTTAACTGTCACCGACAATGCTCGGCCTGTAACACCCATTTATCTGGTAATCTCATCCGATACAGAAGCGGACTTATTAGAAAAATTGGAATACACGCTGTTGAAGCACTCGAATCTGATAACGACACAATAAAGATTGGTATAGAAGAAATAAAGCTACTCAAGGCTCATTTTTCTGCTAAAATAAAAGCTCACGAGTCTAAATAGCTTGTGAAAATTTAGCTAAATTTAAGATTAAAATAAGGAACATATCATGGGTATGAAAGATAAAGAAAAATATACACCAGGTGCATCAGGTGAGAAAATGCCTAAAGGCGTTCTAGCTTCTGATAAAACAGGTGAAAGAAAAGAATCAGTAAAAGGTGGCGTTGGTATGGGTATGAAAGACGCTGTTGGTGCTGATAAGCTATTCAAAGGTGGTAGCTCAGAAAAAGTTTGCTACGATCACAAAAGAAATACTTACGCTAAATAAGGTAATTAAACGAAAACCCAACCAGTCTTAGGCTGATTGGGAATTCTAACCAAGTAATAATGGAGGTTTATTAAGTGGCTACATCAAATTCTACAGATAGTTGTTTGTCTTGTAAATTCTTTATTACAGGCGGAAAACTTGGCGCTTGTCACAGATACCCACAATCACTTACTAAATCACCTAGCGAATGGTGCGGTGAATTCCTTTTTGCTAATGTAGCAAGAACTAAAGACGAAGTAGTGCCTGAACCTATTATTAGTAATCTATTAGAGTCCAAGCCTATTCAAATTGAAAACAAACCTAAAAGGATTAAGAAATGATTAGACCCTTTGCAGACAAGATTTTAGTAAGACCTATTGAGCGTGAAGCAAAGTCAGCTATACCTGGCTTTATATACCATGAGGAATACAATACAGGCGAAGTTGTAGCAGTTGGGCCTGGTAAAAAGATAAAAGAAGGCAAATATGATATTATGCCTGTATCTGTAGGCGACCGAATTAGATTTGGCGTTATGGGTAAAGACGAATATCTTAAATTTCAACCTGTCATGGATAACGGTGAGAAGTTCTTACTTATGTCATGGCAAGATGTAGCATTTATTGAGGAGCAAGAAGATGGCAGCTAAACCAGGTCTTTACGCAAACATCCATGCTAAACAAGAAAGAATTAAGCATGGCAGCAAAGAAACTATGAGAAAGCCAGGCACTAAAGGCGCACCAACGGCTGAAGCATTTAAACAATCAGCAAAGACAGCAAAAAAACCAGGAAAGTAATTTATTAATTAATTAAGGAGCATATCATGGCCATTAAGTTGGAACTTGAAATCAAAGAAGCAGAATTAGTAGTAGCAGGTCTATACAAACTTCCAATGGAAGTAGCAGAGCAAATCGTAGTAAAGATTAAGACTCAAGCTATTCCACAAATAGCAGAGCAACAAGAGGCTGAAAAAGCTAAAGTTGAGGATACTGCTAAAGCTGATCCATTGCCTGAAGAACCACAGGTATAATATAATTTAATCAATTAGTTAATTATTGACCCAATTATGGCAGGCGCACCTTTCGGAAATCAAAATGGAGTTAAGGCTAAATTGTTCTATGATGCCTTACGCAAGCACATTGTTCAGAACCCTGACAAGCTTCCTTCAATCGTTGAAGGCTTAGTTGAAGCAGCAGTTGCTCGTGAGCCATGGGCGGTTAAAGAGGTAGTTGATCGCTTGGATGGCAAAGCTGTTCAATTCCAAGAGATTAGTGGCGCAGATGGTAGTCCGTTATTGACAGGGATAGAAGTAACTTTTGTAAAACCTAGTGAATGACCAACAATTAAATGAAGCTATAGGGAAGGTTCAATTCCCTGCAAAGCTTGAATGTCTATTTGAACCAAAAGAATCACGTTATCGCATCCTCTACGGAGGCAGAGGCGGTGCAAAATCTTGGGGTGTCGCAAGAGCTTTACTCATAAAAGGCGCTAGAACGCCTACACGCATACTTTGCGCTAGAGAGTTTATGACCTCTATGAAAGATTCTGTGCATAAACTTCTATCAGATCAAATCATAGAAATGGGACTAGAATCATTTTATGAAGTCACTCAAGCTACAATTAAAGGGCTAAACGGCACAGAGTTTGCCTTTGTAGGTTTAAAGAACAACATAGCGAATGTCAAATCGTTTGAGGGTATAGATGTGTGCTGGGTAGAGGAGGCACAAACTGTTTCCAAAACTAGCTGGAATATATTAATACCGACTATCCGTAAAGAAAAGTCAGAAATTTGGGTGACCTTTAATCCTGAGCTTGAGTCAGATGAAACCTACGTTAGATTTATTTTAAACCCACCTGAAAAATCTGTAGTGCAAAGAATTAATTGGTCAGATAATCCTTGGTTTCCTGAAACATTAAGACTTGAAAAAGATTCATTAAAGGGCAGAGATTTACAGGCTTACAATAATGTATGGGAAGGTTTATGCCGACTCACCGTTGATGGCGCTATCTTTGCTAATGAAATGAATATGGCAGAATTGCAAGGAAGGATCACACGAGTCCCTTATGATGCAACCAAACCTGTTCACGCAGTATTTGACTTAGGATGGGCAGATCACACAGCTATTTGGTTTGTGCAATTTATAGGCATGGAAACAAGGCTCATTAAATATATGCAAGATACGCAAAAGACTATCACTCATTACTTACAAGAAATGCAAAAACTAGGCTACTTATACGATACACTACACCTACCACATGATGCCGAGAGCAAAAATATTGCGTCTAATGGCCGTTCTATTAATGACATAGTAAGAGCAGCAGGGTTTAAAACAAACATTTTACCGAGAGTTCCTGTTGTTGATTCTATAAACGCTGCACGAACTATATTCAATAGTTGCTATTTCGATAGAGAAAATTGTGCGGATGGGTTACAATGCTTACGTCATTACCGATATGAAGTAGATGTTGACACAGGTCAATTTAGTAGAAATCCACTCCATGATGTATATTCTCATGGCGCTGACGCATTTCGCTATATAGGTTTAATGATCCAAGACAAAAAAGAACGTAAAGCTCAAAAATTAACTTATAGTCCTGGCGCAAGCTGGATGGGATAAAACATGGCAGACGATAGCATACAACAAAGTGACAATGACCCACGCATAGCTAATGCGATTAAATTCTTACAGTTTGCTAATGAAGCAGACCAAATGAATAGATCAGAAGCGTTAGAAGATTTAAAGTTTGCAGCAGGCGATCAATGGCCTGTTGAAATCCAAAACAGCCGAGTATTAGAAGCTCGCCCATGTCTAACAGTAAACAAAGTTGACGCTTACTGCCGTCAATTAACCAATCAAATGCGACAACAAAGACCACGCATCAAAGTGCATGGCATGAATAACCAATCAGATGCAAGAATGGCACAAATCTTACAAGGTATATGCCGACACATTGAGAATCATTCCGATGCAGACCAAGCTTATGACAAAGCTGGTGATTTTGCCGTTAGAATGGGTTGGGGTTATTGGCGTATTACTACAGATTATGTGCGTGACGATTCATTCGATCAAGAAATCTACATTAAAGCTATTGACAATCCTTTTACCGTTTACTTTGATCCTAACTCTGTTATGCCTGACGGTTCAGATGCAGAAACAGTTTTAATTACTACAGTCATATCCAAAGAAAACTTTAAGAAAATGTAT